TCATCCCCACGCCCCCGGCTCCCCCGGCTCCCCCGGCTCCCCCGGCTCCCCCGGCTCCCCCGGTCGCGTCGGGCGTCAGCGCGGCGGACATCATCGCCGTCGGTAAGGCCCTCCCCCCGGGGAAGTTCAACGAGGCGCTTAATGCCTTCGGCATTGCCAACCTTGTCGCTCTGTTCCCTCCAGCGCCCCCGCGGGACCCCGCCGTTTTGACGGCGCTCCTCGCTTACCTCAAGACCCTGTGACAGTACAGCTCTGGCCCTCGACGGCCGACCGTTGGCGGGTTTGCCCCGCTTCGGCGGTCTTCAAGGGCCAATTCCCCCAGGCCCAGACGGAGTCGGAGCGCTGGGGGAAAATAGCTCACGGAGTGGCTTCGTCCCGCCTCACGGCGATGTTGAGCCCGATTAACGGCGTCCGTGGCTCAGTCGAGGCGGAGGACGCCGAGATGGAAGAGACGATCCAGACGTACGTCGATGCCGTTCTGGCTCTTCCGCCCGCCGCGCTCGCCTGCGTCCAGATCGAAACCCCGCACGTCACCCATTTCGGGGTGCCCGTTCGACCCGACCTCGTCGCTCATGACAAGGCTGCTGGTACCCTTCACGTCGTGGAGTTCAAAACGGGGCATCGGCTCGTCGAGGCGTATCGAAACGCTCAGGCGGTCTGTGCGGCGTCAGCGTGTTGGGAGTATGGGAACTTCGTTTTCCACCTCGTCCAACCTCGGGGGTTTCATCGCCATGGCCCGGTCCGGACGTGGGCTTTCACCAAGGCCGAGATGGAGGTTGAGGAGGCCATCTTACGTGAAGCCGCAGACGCGGCCCGCCGCCCCGACCCGCCTTTCGTACCAACCCCTGACGGGTGTGAACTTTGCGCGGGCCGTCATGCTTGCGAGGCCCTCCACCGATCCGTTTTGGCCGCTGTTGAAGTGGCTGGGTCGGTGGTTCCCCTGGACCTGACCGGCGTTGCCCTGGCCCGCCAACTCGATCAACTCGAAACGGCCGGGGCTCTGATCGACGCCCGTCTGACCGGCCTGAAGGTTCAGGCTGAAACGGCGATCCGAGAAGGCGGCAGTGTGCCTGGGTGGGTAATGGCGCCGGGGCGCGGAAGTACCGCCTGGACGGGCACGGACGCGGAAATCATTGCCATGCTCGGTCTGACCGTCCAGGCACCAGCCAAAGCCATCACCCCGACGCAGGCGGGTAAGCTCGGGCTGCCGGCCGAACTACTCACCTGCATCACCCAGCGCCAGCCCGGCGCCCTGAAACTGGAGCGATACAAGCCATGAGCATCGAAGTCACTCTCCCCGTAGCCCGATTGGTCCAGGGTTCTGTCTGGAAAGGCAACTCGAAAGACGCCAAGGGTAACCCCATTGTCTGGAAGACCGGAGCCGACGCCGGTAAGCCCCGCCAGGACTACTATATGGCGGTCGCTATCCCAAAAGGTACCGAGACCCATTGGGCTCAGACGCCGTGGGGCCAGGTGATCTGGAGCGGCGTCTGCGTGTTGTACCCGAACGCGGCCAATCTCGGACCGAATTTCGCCTGGAAGATTGAGGACGGCGACTCCCAGGTACCCAACAAGAAAGGCAAAAAGCCTTGCGACCAGGAAGGCTTTACGCGCCACTGGGTCGTTCGCCTGGGCGGCGCATTCGCTCCCCAGGTCGGGACGTTGCGCGGCGGCGTGTGGACCCCTTTGACTGATGCGGGCGGCCCGCCGAAACGTGGCGATTATGTGCAAGTCAGCATCGAGGTCGATTTCAACAAGTCGACCGAGAGCCCGGGGGCCTTCCTCAACCACCGGGGCGTCAAATTCCACGCAGCCGGAGAGGAGATCAAGGGCGGCGAGTTTGACGCCCGTGCGGCCGGGTTTGCCGAGAGCCAGGAGGGGCCAACCGCCCCCGCCGGGTTTGCACACCAAGGGCCATCCCCGGGCGTCGGTCTGCCATATGCTCCTCCGCAGCAGGCGGGGTTCAGCGCTCCGCCCCCCGGCGTGGCCACGCCACCGGTGACGCCGCACACGGCCTTTGTCGCCAACGCGGCCGTTCCTCCGCCCCCACCGGCAGCGCCGGTGCCTCAGGGGCCGCCGATGACCTCACTGGCTGCCTCGCAGGGCCTGACCTACTCGGCTCTGCTCGCCGCCGGCTGGACGCCGATGCAGATGTTCCAGGCCGGGTACACCACGCAACCGTAAAGGCAACAGCCGGTCCGCACGGTGCGGACCGGCGCCTAACCCAAGGGGAAGTGACATGAAGCGACCTGCTGACGAGCAACGCCTGCTGGATTTGGGGCTGTCCGAGATAGTGTGCGACGGCGGGGTGCGCGAGTGGTTCGACCCGCACGAGCCCGACGTGGTGCAGGCACGGACCGACGCGAATGGGCGGCTGACGCCGGGCGGTCGTCCACAGGCGATGGGACTGCGAGTCACTGCCGGAACCGTCCTCCAGGCCGCGCTCGCCCACCTCGGCGATCGAGCTGTGACCTACGACTCTCCCGCCGGTGAGCGTTCGATGGGGCGCGCCGTAGTGGCGTTCAACGTCCTGACTGGGCACGCGCTGACCGAGGAGGACGGTTGGCTCCTGCTCGAAGTGCTCAAGATCGTGCGCGGTCGGGCCGCACCCGGGTACCACGCTGATAGCTACGAGGACCGCGTTAGCTACGCCGCGTTGGGTGCCGAGGCTCGTGCTCGTGCAGCGGGAGGCGTCTGATGGCAATCACAGCAACGGTTATTCTCGACAGCATCGCCCCCGGCGCGCCCCGCCTGACCACCGTCCAGTACCGGGCGCCGCGTTCGATCCTGGCCGAGATCAACACGCACCGGACGTTTTGCTTGGCCGGGGACACCGTTCTGACTTTCGACCTTCCGGCAGGAAGCAAGGACGGTAAGTACCGTCGCGGGTTTACTATGCGGCTGGACGAGTTCGTGGACAAATGGTACAACGGCGCCGCACCCCGGCTCAACAACCCTCGGGTCAAGCTCGACTTCGGCTTGCTCGATCAGGAGAAGGCGTACTCCGCCCGTGAGCTGGCGGAAATCTTCGGGGTATCCAAAACCAACATCAACCGCGCTTGTGCCCTTGGGATACTCGCCGGGTCTAAAGAAAAGCCCTGGGGGTGGCTCATTAAGGGCCGCGACTTCATGGCATACCGTGACTCCCTTCCGGTGAGTAATCGGCAGCCCATGCGCGAGCGCCTTGAGGCCATGCAGATACGGCAGTTCAACGAGGATACCGGCCGCATACAAACGAGCACGGTCAAGAACTGCTTCCTGTCAGGGGTCAAAGACCTCTTCGTGGTGTCCGCTGGTAAGTTTCGGGTCGTGGGCTCCGCCGATCACTTGGTGAACACGACCGAAGGCTGGCTCCGGATCGCAGACATCGCCCCAGGGGTCACAGAGGTTCTGGTTCAGCGCCGTGGTAAGTTGGGCCGCGATGAGGTAGACCCTGTTCGGCTCAAGAAGATAGACGGGCGTTGGAGGAGCACTTGGCAGAAGGGCATACGCCTGGAGTTACAAGCGAAGCACGAGGGCTGTCAGAAGTGCGCCAGTACGGAGGCGCTGGAGGTCCACCATGTCATCCCCGTACACGTTGATCCAAGCAAAGCCTTCGAAGAATCCAACGCCCAACTGCTCTGCCGGGCCTGCCATAAAAAGGAGCACGCGGTTCAAGGTTGGCAGGGCGACACCTACCTGTACGCGGACTCAGTTGTCGTGGACTCTATCGACTACCGTGGGCAAGAGCAGACCTATGACTTGGAGATTGCTGGCAAGTACCCAAACTTCCTGGCTAACGGAGTCGTGGTCCATAACTCACGCAACGCCCGCTCCAGCCGGGCCGTGCCGACCGATCGTCTGCTTGAGGAGGTCTGCAACGACACGTTCATCCCGATCTGGACGCGCAACCAGCCGGGCATGCAGGGCCGCGAGGTCATTACGGGCGGCGAAGCGGATGACCTGACCGCATGGTGGCTGTCCACGCGCGACGAGGTGCTCTATGCGGCTAACCGCATGTTAAAGCATCGCCCCCATAAGCAGAACATCAACCGCCTGCTCGAACCATGGATGTGGGTGGACGGCCTGATCAGCGCGACTGAGTGGGATAACTTCTTCGCCCTCCGCTGCCACCCGGACGCCGAGCCGCACATGCAACTGCTGGCCGAAGCGATCCGGACGGCCCTGGCGGAGAGCGCGCCGACTGAGTGCCCAGCAGGGCACTGGCGCATCCCCTATATCGGCCGTTCTGACGCGACGGAGGCGGAAGCCGTTGGGCCGAGCTACTGGCCGCTGGCCTCTGCGGCCCGTTGCGCCAGGGTGTCCTACCGGCCTTTTGACGGGGCGACCAGCGTTCATGACGACTACCTCAAGGGCCTTGCCATGTCGCAAGCTCGCCCGCTCCACGCCAGCCCGTTCGAGCACGTCGCTCGGCCGATGCTGCCCGGCGAGCGGCAACTGGGGAACCTGATTGGCTGGCGGCAGTACCGGCACGAGTTGGAGGGCGCGGTATGAAGGTAGTCCAGGTTAACGGCGCCCGTTGGGCCGTCCAACGGCGATGGGGGCATTGGGTGGCGACGCGGCAGAACGCAAGGTGCCTTGCTTCCATTCGTGCTGCGTCCCTTAAAGACCTTCGTTCCGAGATGCACGTCCTCTCCTGCCGCGCAGGTGCCGTATGAACGGCGGTCATCGCACTCTCGGAGGAATGGTTCTGGCACGGATCGGGTGCTGGCGTAACCTTCTCGAACGGGCGGCCGAGTGCGCAGCGGAGTCTGGAGACCCTGAGGCCGTCGCGTACTACTCGGAAGAGTTGGAGGAGCTGAACGCTGTCGAAGCGGCGTGCCGGGAATGATCCTCTTCATCGACACCGAGACCACGGGCCTGCCGGATTACCGGCTCCCCGTGGACGCGCCGAGCCAGCCGAGTGTTCTTCAGCTGTCCGTCCTCACGGAGACGGAGGTGGCGATGAACAGCTACGTCGTCCCGATGCAGCCCGTACCCGCCGACGTGGTAGCGATTCACGGCATTACGACCGAGATCGCCACTCTCGCCGGCCGCCCCCGGGTCGAGGTCGCCTTGTACTTACTCGGGTGGTTGCACTTGGCGACGGAGGTGGTGGCCTTCAACGCGGAGTTCGATTGGTTCCTGATCCAGACAATGTTCGCCCGGTCGGGGATATCCCGAGAGTCTTGGCCGCCACGGTTCTGCTGCATGAAGGCCAGTCGCGACATCGCCTGCATCCCGCCGACCGACAGGCAGGTGGCGGCAGGCTACGGCAACGAGTGGAAAACGCCATCGCTGGCCGAGGCGTACCGGATCATCTGCGGCAAGGAAATACGCTGCGCCCATGACGCTTTGGCCGACGCCGAGGCGTGCCGAGAACTCTACTACGCATTGAGGGGACGATGACGCGATTCGCGGACGGTTCGGGCTGTCGGCGGACGTGCCGGAGGCGGTTAAAACGGTCGATCCTTGCCGACGAGTGGGCCGCGCTGATGCCCGGCGCATGCTACCGCGACCTCGGGACACCGCTCGGCATCACGATCGAATACCAGTACCCGCCTTGTGCCGAGGCCTGCTTCCTGGCTCGTTTTAAGGAGTTGGCATGGTAACCGCGATCCCCGGCGACTCTTGGGACGTCCTGCCGCTGTTGGCCGGCACCCGCATCGATGCGATCGTGACAGACCCGCCGTACCATCTGCTCAGCACGGTCAAGCGGTTCGGCAGTCCGACGGCGGCACCCGCATCGTCAGCGCTTGGCCGCCGCATCTCGACCGGCTTCATGGGCAAAACTTGGGACGGAGGCGACATCGCCCAAGACCCGGCGTTCTGGCGGCTCTGTTACGACCTGCTGCCGCCGGGCGGCCACCTCGCGGCATTCAGCTCGCCCCGGACGGTCCATCGGATGACCTGCGCGATCGAGGACGCGGGGTTTGAGATACGGGACTCGCTGATGTGGCTGTACGGAACGGGCTTCCCTAAGAGCCATGACGTGTCGAAGGCTATCGACAAGGCGGCCGACTTCGCAGGCGGGGAGTACCTGGAGACTGCGCCAGCCACCGACGCCGCCAAGCAATGGGCCGGTTGGGGCAGCGCTCTGAAGCCGGCTTACGAGCCGATCGTGCTGGCCCGTAAGCCGCTCGACGGCACGCTCG